GGCGAGCTGATTTCGATGTTCGATGTCGAGACGCCTGTGTTCAGGCTCATCGTCGCGTCGCCTTCCTCGGCGGCTCGGCCTGAGTCGCACGCTCGTCGGCGACGGCTTCGGCGATCCCGGCATCGATGAGCCGACGCGCCTCGTCGGCAGGAAGGTCGACGATGTCGCCGGGCATCATGTTGACCGCGGGTCCGACGAGTTGCTGCAGGATCTGGATTCTCATTCGATGCTCCTTGCCAAGAGAAAGGGGCCGTGGCCGTCGCCGACCACGGCCCCCTTCGGCACGAGAAGACTCAGGCTCAGGCCATCTTGAGGTAGCGGAAGGCGTTGTAAACCGTCGGGATGCAGTCGACGCGCTCCATGCCGAGGTACCCGAGCTGGCCGTTGCCCGCGTACAGCTCGCGCAGGACGCGCACCGAAAGGCCGGTGCGGGTACCGATGATGAACCTCGAGAAGTCGCCGATGATGATGGGGACGGTGCCGGTCGCGACATCGGGCGCGTATTGGCACGAGTAAATCGGGATGCCCATGATCCGGTCGGGCTCGCCGAGCTTGAACGACGGTTCCCACAGGTACGACAGGAACGACGTGCCGCTTCCGGGGTTGGTGAACTTGCGGATGGCGGCAATCACGGTGTCGTTGCACACAATCGCGACGTTCGGAGTCGTTCGGTACTGGCGAGGCAGCGAGTAGATCAGGTCGATGAGCTCGTTCGCGGTGAACGCCGACGCGGTCGCCGCAGTCTTGCCCGTGCTGATCTCGCCTGCGCCGGTGTACTTGAAGATGCCCTTCGGCTGTCCGCTCGCCCCGGTTCCGACCGCGAAGCCCTCTTCTTCCTTCAGGGCGAAGGCGCGGGCCATCTGGTCGGCGACGATCGTCTCGACGCTGAAGCCCGGGCCGCGGCTCGGCGCGTCCTCGACGAGCTCCATCGACGCCTTGACGATCACGCTCAGGCGCTTCGGCGTGAGCTGACGCTGCTCGAAGGTCTGCGCGGTGTCGACCGCGACGTTTGCCGCCTCAGTGCCCCACGACGCCGAGACGATCCCGCCTTCGACCGCCACATTGGTCTTGAACGTCCCGAGCGGCATCACGGTCGCGATCTTGCGAAGCACGACCTCCTGCTCGAGGACCTTCGAGAGCACGTTGTAGAAGTCCTGGCTCGGCAGGTAGCCGCCGTCGGGATCGGAGCCTTCGCTCAGGGCGCGAGTCTCGAAGCTCGGCTTGTGGCCGTGCTGGAGGTAACTCGCGAAGGCGCTGCGGTACTCCGCTCGCTGCATGATCGCGAGGCGCTGCTCGACCGGCTTGCCGTGAGCGGCGCGCTCGGCGCGCTCCATCGAATAGGAGAGCTGGCGGCTGGCGGCGGAGCGCTTCGCGAGGTCGTGATTCGCGTCGCGAATCTTGATGAGCCTGTCGTAGCGGGAGCGGATGCCCGCGAGCTCCTCCTCGTCCTTCTTCGTCATGTCGCCTTCGCGATTCGCCCGCTCGATCATCGAGCGCATGCGATCGTACAGCTTGCCGAGCTCGCGCACGACGTCCTCGTACCCTTCGCTGCCCTTGGTCTCGGTCTCGGTCGCGGGCGCTTCGGTGGCGTCGTCCGCCTTCTGCTCGATGTCTTCCTGCGTATCGTTCGGCATTGTCTGTCCTTATCAGGGGTGTTTGATGAACGTTGCATTCCGCGGATCGAGCAGCGCGCCGTCGGTGCGCATCCGTCCGAGGAACATGACTTGACCTTTCGTGGCGCCAAGTGTTCCGTTGTCCCATTCGTCGTATCGCTCGACGCGAAACTCGCTCGTCTCCGCGATGAGGTACTGCGAAAGATCGACGAGACCCACGCTGTGGTCGGTGGAGGCGGGGACGCTGAATCCGCCGGACTTCGTCGTTAGGACGAGGTGATCGGTGAGGTGGGCCGGTCGACCGAATAGCGTGAAGATCGGCTTGCCGTCAACGATGTGCGTCTGGAATGATCCCGAGCCAAGCGGTGCCGACGTCGCGTATCCGGCAAGAACTCGATAGGCGTAGTGCGAGAGGATCCAGCAGGCATTCTCGTAGACGCCGATCCCGACCGACTCGATCGCCTCTTGGAAGTCGGAGAGCGTTAGGGTATTCGCGGCGGCGGCTTGGACGGTGCGGCTTGCATCACTCACCGCAGTCCGCATGCCGAGATACTGGTTCGTGCCGGTGCCAATGATCGCCTGCTTATGCTCCTCCTCGGCGAGTTTGCGGGCGAAGGCCATCGCGAGGAAGTCTTCGACCGAAGCGCCCGAGGCCGAATCCTCGAGCAGCTCTCGCGAGACATAGGTCGAGACGGTCATGAATCTCGGCTTGAGCTCGCGCAGCTCGGTCGAAGGCGTGCCGCCCGTCGCGAAGGTCGGGAGCGCAACCGTGGGCGCAGACTCGGTCCCCATCGCGAGAACGCCGGTCGAAGCGGCGGGAGTGCGCACGCCGACGGTCGGCTCGGTGTTGATCCATGCAGCCTGGAACGATCGCGTGCACTTCACAACCGTCGCGTACTTGCGGATCCAGCTTTCCTTCATCCGCATCGAGACCTTGTCCGCGAACGATCGCGGCGCGATCACGCTGCCGGAATCATCGGCCCCATACCCGAGTTGACGGGTCTCGCCTGTTCTGATGAACTTCGAGAAGCCGTTCTCCTCGGCGGCGCGGTCGATGAGTGACGCGTAGAGCATGGCGCTTCTGTATCAGACTCGCCGGTCGCATCATCGAGGCGGCAGCAAAAAGAACCGCCTCGAGCGTGCGCCCTTCTTGTCGGCCGCTTCCATCCGCTCGACGAGGCGCTCGGACCACGACTCGCCCGGATCTCCGCCCCACAGAAGCCAAGCCACGAATCCGGCGCTCGGGTCTTTCGGATCGTCCCACCCGGGGCGCTTGTCGACCGCATGCCTCGCGAAGTACGATCGCATCCGGCGAACGGTGTCCGGGGACAGGACTTCCCGGTTCTTGAGCTGAGTCGCACGGGCGACGCCGACCTCCGTGCCGCCCCGATTGAACTCGCGCCGGAGCTCGAGCCCGCGAGCGGCGGCGGCCGCCATCTCCTTCGTGGGCTTGAAGTCGATCCCCGAGTATCGCTCGGGTGCATCGGACGATTGGTTGCGCTCGTCGCATTCGTCCTCGCATCGCCACCGATCGAAGCTTCGGCGATCGAGCACGAGATCGGCATTGGGATTCGCCGGGAACGTGACGCACGAAACCTCGTGCAGCTCGACATCCTCGAGCACTCGAACGGTCTTCCCGTCGCGTCGCTCGAACTTGTCCTTCTTGACCTTGAAGCCGAACGACATCGAGTCGACGACTCCTTCCCTGACGGCGACCACCAGGTCGCGAGCGTAGGTCGTGTCGATCGGGTCGATCTCGACGCGAAGACCTCGCTCGTCCTCGGCGATGCGAAGAGTACCCCGGCTCATGCGAGCGAGCGGCCGGGTCGAGTCGTGATTGACGAGCGCGACGATGTCCTGCGACTTCAGGCTTTCGGAGAACGCGCCCGGGGCGACCTCCTCCCAGAAGTCGCCCATGTCGTAGGCCTCGCGAAAGGTCGACGCGTACCCGACGAGCGTCTCGCGATCGACGGTCGACGCGCCCGCCGGCGCGGAGCGAATAGCGCCGCGTGCGGTTCGGATCTCGACGCTACTCATCGCCAACCTCCTCATCGTCGTCGCCTTCGCGAAGCTCATGCACGCGCTTGACGATTTCCTCGAAGCTCATGCCTTCGAGCCCTTCGACTCGCTGGCCGATCGCCTCGGCCGCGATGTCCTCGTCGGTCAAGTCGTCGGGATCGGCGGCCGTCGAGCCGTAGGCGTCGCCTTCCTTGACGCCGACGACGACTTCGATCTCTTCCGACATCACGCCATTGACGAACTCTTCGAGCTTCATTTCGAGGGCTTCCCTTCCCATCGGGCTTCTCCGACAACGAACGGCGCTCGCTGTCCCGCAGGCAACAGCATGTCCTTGCCTTCGCCCGAGTGCAACTTCTTCATGTAGGCGTATGCCTCGGGCTCGAGATCGCGCAAGGTCTTCTGTCCCGCTTCGCCGGAATGCCATGCGCGATAGGCCTCGCAGAAGTGCTCGCCGGTCGAGGTTCGAGCGTAGGCGGAAACTCTCGCGGTCTTGCCCTTCTTCGAGATTGCCGCCCACTCATCGGCCGCCGCGTCGGTCATTCGCTGCATGTGGACATGGTGCCCGAGCTCGTGCGCAAGCGTCCCGTTGGCGATCGTGTACACACGGCCGTGCGCATCCGGCAAACTCTGTGCGCTGAGCCTGATCTCGCCCGTGACCGGGTGATACAGGCCATGCGCACCACGCGATCCACGCCTGCCGCTCGTGAGCAGCTTGCCGTCCTGGTGCGATACCGTCTTGCCGAGGCCATCGAGCTGCAACGCGGCGAGCGCGGGATCGAGGCCGACATGGGCGCCATGCTCGGCGATCGCACGCAGGATGTGCGGGCCTTGTGGATCCTTCGGGTGGATCTTGCCCTTCATCGCCTCGGCGATCTTCTTGGCGCCCTCGCCTTCGATGCCCGCATTCTTGACGATCGTGGCGTGCTCGTCGTCGGAGACCTCGGCTGGCCACGGGTGCTTTGCACCCTTCCATTGCGACTTCGCCGTGCTGAGCTTCGGCTTGGGATACGGCGGAGCAGGCGGCGGTGCCGTCGGCTTCGGCGCTTCCGTCTTGGGCTGCTCAGGCAAAGGCTGCTTGTCTTCTTCTTCCGACTTCGCCACGTGATGCTTGTAGATCTCCGTCGCCTGCTTGAACGACAACGGCTTCCCGTCCGGTCCCGTCACGACTCGATTGCGCAGGTCTTCTCTCTTGAAGCCAGGCTTGCGATAGTCGATCACATTCACGTAGTAGCCCGCGTCTGGCTTCTCCGGGTCGACCATGATCTTTACCGTGCCATGCCGTGCGTTGATGTTCGTCGGCACGCCTATTTGCGCAGCCAGCTCGGGCATTGTCGAGAAGACATTCATCAAGTATGGGTTGCCGTTCTTCGCCTTCCAATCTTCAACGTGATGTACCTCGTGCTCCCCGACATCGAGATGCGAATAGTCGAGCGCGCCGAGGTCTTCGTTGGTCTTGTTGACGCCCTTTGACTTCGCGTCGGCCTTGGCACCGGGCTTGTCGTCGTCGCCTCCGGCCCCGTCTTCCTTGCCGCAGGTGTTGCCGGGCTTGAATCCGCCCGAGCCCGTTCCGCAGCCGTCGTCTCGAATCTCTGACCGCTCGTCCGGCATGGAAACGTTTCCACCCTCGGGCGGCGGCTGCTCGCTCGCCGCCTCGGCCGCCGGGATGGTCGCCTCGGGCACCGGCTGAACCTCGCTCGGCTCGATCGCGGCCTGAGCGGTGATGATCGTCCTCGCCATCGCCGGGGTCAGGCCGCACGCGACAAGCAGGGTCTCGGCCGCCGCCGCCGCGATCTGCTTCGCGGTCACGGCGAGGAGGATCTCCTTCGCGGCGCTGATCTGAGCGCCATTCAACCCCGGCCCGTCGCTCGAATCGCCCGCCGAGGCGGTCGGCTTCGCCTCGCCGCCGGTCGCGTCCGGGGCGGCGGTCTCCGGCCCGTCGGCGGGCGGAATGTCGCCCGCCACGTTCGCGTCCGGGTCGAGCGTCTGCATGTTGAGCGGCACCCGGATGCGGTCGCCGCCATCGACCGGAGACAGGCCTTCGCGAGCGCGGATCTCGTTGATGGACAGGAATCCGGCGGAAAGCGCGGTGTTGTATGAGTTGAACCGTGCCGCCATGTCGCCACGCATCAGCTCGTCGAACGAGATCCGGGTCGTGAGCCCGTCGTCGTTCACGATGAGCTTCCTCGAGACCTCGCGCTCGAGTCGACTCGCCCACGCGCCGAGGCAGTGCTTGACGTACTCGATGTCGGCCTGTTCGGCGCTGGCGTAGCTCTGCTTGGCGCTGTCGCCGACCATGTGCGGCGGGACGCCGAAGGCGGCGGCAATCTGCTCGCGACAGTACGACCGGAGCTCGAGGAGCTGCGCCTCGTTCGGATCGATTGCCATCTTCTCGAACTTCATCCCCGCCTCGAGGATCGCGACCCGGCCGGCGTTGTCTGCGCCTGCATGCAACGCCTGCCACGACTGCCGCAACCGATCGAGCGCCTCGGGGCTGAGCGTGCCCGGCGTCGTGAGCGCGCCCGCGGGTCGGCCGCCGTTCTGGAAGAACTTCGCGACAAACTTGGTCGCGACGATCTCGAGGCCGATCACCTCTCGAGCGAGGTATATCGGCGGATCGCCGAGAAGGCCGTCGCTTCCTGGCCCGGCGAGATGGAAGACATCGAAGCCGTGCAGCTCCCGATGCCCGCCGTTCGTGCCCGCCGCGTAGTGGTAAGTCGGCGAGTTGTCGGGACCTCGAAGCACGTACATCAGGTCGGGCCGAAGCTTGAGCAGTCGGATCGGCCTCGCCGACGCGTCTCGCTCGATGAACGCATACGCGTTGCCGAACAGCAGGCAGTCGGTCAGGAGCGACTCACGGAATGTGAAGCCGCTCATGTAGGGGTTGGGCTCGTCGTTCAACAGGCGCCACAGCGGATGCTCGGGCATCGGCTTCGGAGATTCGCCTTCTTCCGCCTTCAATACCCGCCATTCCATGCGGGCGATCGAGGTCGAAATGAGTCGGACGCACGCGAAGACGGTCGGCGCTTCGCGTGCGTTCTGTGGCGTGATCTGCAGCCCGGTCTCGGCCCACGGCGAGATGTAGCCCTGGACCAGACCCGCGATCGGCTGACCGATCGGCGTGTTGTCCTCGAAGCCCTGCTTCGGCCGCCATGCTTTCGGGATAAGACCTCGGAGCGTCAGAGCCATGCGATCCCTCGGGACTCGTAGGGGCTAGGTTCTACCACCGGCGAGTCGAGCGCCACGGCGAGAGCGACAATACCGGCAATGACGGGGTCGATCTTCTCGACGCTGCGCTTCTTCGAGGGTCTCGGGTTGTTGCCATGATCGAGCTCGACGACGCAGTTGGACATCGCCCAAGTCAGGACGGGATTCCCGTCATGCCGAAGCTTCCTGCCGACGACCGCCGCCTCCCATCGCCGGGTCGGACCCGACATCGCGATGAACGACTGCGGCACTCGCTTCAGGTTCAAGCCGTCGTTGTGTAGTTGCTGCGACAGCCCGCCCGCGTTGTTCGGGTCGTATCCGACGCACTGCACGCGATGCTCGGCGGCAATGCGCTTCACCTCGGCCCGGAGAAACTCGTAATCGGTCGCATCGCCGGGCGTGAGCGTCAGGTACCCGCGCCTCGCCCAATCGAGATAAGGCACCCGATCCTGTCTCGCCCGTCGCTGCGCCCCTTCCTCGGGCGCATACGACCACGAGCGGACCCACAGCTCGTCGCCGTCGATCCAGACCGCCGTCAGGCTCGTGAGGTCCGAGACCTCGCCGAGGTCGATGCCGAGCCAGCACGGGAGACCGCGAAGCCTCGACCAGTCGATCTCGGTCTCGCACGCATCCCAATCGGACATCCGCACCCATCGGGTGTCGGCGGTCACGTGCTGATTCAAGTGGAGCGTGCGGAACGGCGTCTCATAGGACGGTTGCTCTTGGGCGCGCTTGCATTCGGTCGAGAGCCATTGTTCTTGAAGCGTCACGCCGAGCGAGGGGTTCGCGATCGCCCACGCCTCGGGCGAGGTCCAGTCCATCCCTTCGCTCGCCTCATAGATCACGGGCAGGAAGGCGGGGTTGTCGATGATGCGATCCCTGACCTTGCAGGCATAGTCGTACTGGTCGAACTCGAGCGACTCGCGAAGCGTGCCCGCGGTCGTGATCGAGACCGAAAGCGGCTGGCGTCGAGCGCCCATCGATGTCTGCACCGCTTCCCACAGTTCGCGACGGTTGCCCATCGCGTGGATCTCGTCGGCGATCAGGAACGAGACATGCAAGCCGTGGGCGGTCGGCGCGTCGCTCGAGAGCGCGCCCCAAAGACCGCCGAGCGACGGGGCCACGATGCGGTTCTGGTAGATCTCCGTTCGCGACTCGAGCTCGGGGTCGGCTCGGATCATCGACTTGGCCCGATCGAACACCAACTTGGCTTGCTTGCGATCGGCCGCGATGCTGACCACTTCCGGCGTCGGCTCCTCGTCGGCGAGCAGGTGATAGAGGCCTAATGGCGCGGCGAGCTCGGTCTTGCCGTTCTTTCGCGGCACCCAGATGCCGCACTCCCGATATCGCCGGGTCCCGTCGGGCCGAAGCCAGCCATACAGGTTCGCGACGACCGCTCGCTGCCACGGGAGAAGCTTGAAGCGCTGCCCGGCCCATATGCCCTTCGCGTGGGTGCAAAGCTCCTCGATGAACCGGATGGTGTGCATCGCGGCCTGAGGCACGAAGGTCGCATCGCCCGCGGTGGCGATCGCGTCATAGCCAGGGATCGTGTTGAACGCCTCGGCGGTCGTCTCAGCCGATCCGTCCGTGCGCTTTCGAGAAGAGGTCTTTCTTGGCATTGTTCTCCTCGGGCAGCGAGACGAGGCGGCCGCGTGCCGCCGGAGTCAGGCCGAACTCGGCGAGCATCCGACGCACGACAAGCGCGTGCTCGAGTTGGAGCGACGAGTACGGGGATCGCCTCAGCATCTTGAGCTCGCCGTTCGGACCCTTGACGGGGTACACATCGCCGAATCGCTCGAGGCGGTCGCACGAGATCCGATACCGGCTCCATGCGTGGCACAGCATCGCGAGCGCATACCCGTCGGCCTCGGTCAGCACCCGCATGCGCTCGAGGATCGGCACGAGCTCCTTCCACGCCTTCTTGCCTTCGGCGTCGAGCCACGGCGGCATCTTCGGGGCCTTCGCGGCGGGCTTCGGCTCGTGCTTCTCGCGATCGGTCGCGAGCCATGAGCCGGACAGCTTCAGGAGCGGGGTTGGCTTGCGGGGCGGACCGGGCATCTTTGTGCTCCTCGATTCAGCGTCTCAGCCACTGCTCGACCACCGCATCGGCGACGGCCTTCGTGAGTCGAGGCGGAACGGACATGCCGACCATGTACTTGCCGATGCGCTCGGATCGGGCCTGATAGTCGTCGGGGAACGAGCCGAGCCGCTTGATCTCCCGGAACGTGAGTTGCCGTCGCTCGGACCAATGGCAATAGGTGCCGCCCGATGCGATCGTCATGCAAGGCTTGTTTCCGGCGAGCCGGTAGCTCGAGAACTGCGTCTCGCGAAGTCCCGCCGCCTTCTTCGCGGTGCCGAAGTGCTTCCCTGGCTTCGTTCGCGACCACCAGAAGTGCATGTGCTCCGTGAACGCCGTCGCCTCGCGCTCGTCGGCCGTGATGTTGCCGAGGTCGGCGAGTGCTTGCGATGCGGTGACCCATTTCGCCCTCGGCGCGATGCTGAGCTTCGGGCGCTCGATGTCCTCGCGCAATGCGCAGAAGAAGACGCGCTCCCGGGTCTGCGGCACCCCGCAGTCGGCGGCGTTGAGCAGGAAGCACTGCGGCCGGTACCCCATCGCTCGCAGGTTGTCCATCACGAGCTTGGCATACCCTCGAGCGCGACCGAGAAGCATCCCCTTGACGTTCTCGGCGATCGCGACCTTCGGCCTGAGTCGATTCACGAGCGCGAGCCAGTCGAAGAACAGGTCGGACAGCACCTGCACGGCCTGACCTTCGCGGAACTTCTTCTCGCGTCCCCAATCGTATTCGCGAAGACCGATCGTGCTAAAGGTCGAGCAGGGCGGCGAGCCGTCGAGGATGTCGAGATCCTCGAGCTCGCCGGGCAACGGCATCGAGGCCAGGTCCTGAATCGGGCACCGATAGAACAGGGGCGGATGGAGATTCCACTTGTAGTGGTGCTCCATGTCGGGATCGATGTCGTTCGCGGCGACGATGTCGCAACCGGCGAGCTTGTAGCCCATGCTCGACCCGCCGCCGCACGCGAAAGTCGACATCACCCGCACGCCCCGCTTCTCGATCTTCGCGAGATCGGTCAGCCGCCAGGCGAGATCATTCTTCGGGTTCATTGAACTCGAATCCGCAGCGCGGGCACTTGTGCTCGAAGTCTTCCGACGCGAGCTCGACCTCGCCGCCGCGGTTGATGGTGCGCTGGTCGCGATGCTTGTCGGGGATCGGGCCGTGCGCAAGCATGAGCTCATCGACCGCGGCCTTGAGCGCCTCGCTGTCGATCTCGATGGATGCGACGAGCTCGGCGAGCTTGTCCGAGTCGACCGTCGCCATGCTCGCGAGCGGATCGAGCGTGGCGAGAAGCTTGTCGGCTTCCTCCTCGGTCACGTCGAGCACGAGCACCGGGACCTTCGCGTTGGCGGCGGTCTCGGCTCGCAGGTGGCCGTCGATGATCTCGAGAGTGCCGTCGGGCAGCTCGCGAGCGACGATCGCCTCGGCGAAGCCGATCTCGGCAAGCGTGCCGCGAAGCGCGTCGGCCTGTTCCTTCGGGTGCGTGCGCCAGTTCTTGGGATTCGGCCTGAGCTCGCTGGCGGGGACTCGCCGGAGCTCGCGAATGCGATCCTTGATTCTCATGTGCCGGGTTCTCGTTCGGGCGGCGGTCGATCGATCCGTCGATCGCGACGTCGCCCGAGGGTCGAGCGAAGCATCGCCCGGGCGACCGATCGGTCGATCGAATCGCCTGCAGAATCGATCCGGGCGCCTCGTGGCCGATCGACCCGTGGCTCGCCAGGACGACTTAGGACGCGCCCGGGCGATCGGGGCGGCCATTCGGTCGGGTATCGGCCCGGACGCGTCCGGGGCGATCCAAGGCGCCCGGGATCGATCCGGGGCCGGTCGACCGATCCCGGACGCGCCTCGGGCGCCTTGGACGGCTTCCGGGGCGCCCGGATCGCCGGGCCGACTTCCGACCCGCCCGCGGCCCGGACGCGTCCGGGGCGATCCAAGGCGCCCGAAATGAATCGACCCCCCGATCGGTCGGGGGGTCGGTTCGGATCGCGGCGGGTCGAGCCTTAGCGGCGGTCGGTCGGTCCGGGGTCGGTGCCGCCCTTTCCGAGGAAGGCATCGAGGTCTTCGCGACGGATGCGGATCGTCCGGTACCCGAGTCGAGCGGCGGGGAGCTTGCCGCTTCGGATCCACTCTCGGACGGTGTCGATGTGGACCCCGATCTCGGCGGCGACCTGAGCGGGCGAGAGGATCTTGTCGTTCGTGCCGGTCATAGGAGCTCCTTCACTGTACGACAGATCTCCTTCCATTGCACGGCCGAGAGCTTGTCGCCGTCGGGGGTCTCGGTCCCGAACGTCCGCTCGCAGAAGACTCGGACCCGAGGCGGCGTCGGCGTCGAGCACCGGAAATGGTCTCGGAGCGCCGTATAGATCCCTTCGTCGTTCGAGAGCCAAAGCGCGACGTTCCAGGTGGCTCGATTCGCGTAGCCGTTCACAGGTCACCCCCTTCGCGGATGTTGCATGCCGCGATCCAGAGGATGCGCATCCTGTTCTCGTCGTCGTCGGTGAGATCGCTCTCGTCCCAAGCGCCATACTCGGCGAGCTCGGCCCGGATGTCGTCGGGGTCGATCTTGCTCCAATCGATCCTCGAGCGCCCGAGCCACGCTTCGACCGCATCGTCGACTCGGCCCGCGGCCGAGCAATCGCGAGCGCATGCGGGCGGCATCGAGATCGAGAAGCGGTCGAAGTGCGCATCGAGCATGAGCGGCGGGGTGATCTCGCCACCGCAGTCGGCGCAGTACAAGCCTTCCTCGGGCGGCTCGTCGATATCGTGGATCGGGGACACCCGGTTGCCTTCGCGATCGACGAGATCGAAGGCGAGACCGTTCGCGTCGGTGCCGAGCTCGAGCGGCGGCTCACGCTTGAGCGTGCCGACGTTCGCGGCAAGGCAAGTGCATCCGGGGCAGTGGTGGTCGGAGTCGTAGGCGTAGGCGATGATGTTCATGGCGGTCTCCTTGCTCAGTCGTTGCGGAAAGAAGGGTGCGAGTGCATAACTTCGAGGGCGATCTCATACGGGTCGAGGTTGCGACGGCGGCAAGCGTGGAAGGCTTCGTCTTGCAGCGCCTCGATGCGACGGGCGACCTTGACGCTGAAGACTCGCTTGTTGCCGTCCGTGCCGTGCTCGACGAGATCGGCGGCAGAGTCGTCGAGGTGGTAGAAGCATCCGGCGTCGAGGAGAAGCTTCCAGAAGCGCCGCGCTTGTGCGACGGTCTTGATCGACTCGGGAAGGCTCGCGATGAGATTCGCGAGCGGCTTCATGTAGGTCTTCTTGCGATTCACTCGGCACCCCCTTCGCTCGACGAAGCGGCGGGCTTGTAGTTGGCTCGGCACGCAGCGATGCGCTCGAAGTCGGAGAGACGCGAGAGCTCGAGCTCGAGCTCGGTCACGGCGACGATCGCGTCGACGTTGTTCGACTCGAGCCCGCCGAGGTACAGGTGCTCGCGATTCGCGAGCCGCTCCTCGAGCCGCTCGACGCTGCGAGCGATGCGAGCGAGCGCCCGCTCGACTCGCCCGCGGGCTTCGGCGACATTGAAGCGAGCGACGGTCAGGTGCTCGTCGAGGAGTTGATCGACGAGGGCGAGGCGGTCTTCGGCGGTGGTCTGGTTGGTGTTGGGCATTGCTGTCTCCTTGTGCTTGGGGTGCGGGTTCACTTGCGGGTCTCATCCGCTTCGAGGTCGAGCACGCCGCACGCGAGGGTCGTGCGTCGGCCGTCGTCTTGGAGCGGGTGCGGGGCGAGAATGACGTCGTAGTGGTCGACGCCGTCGACGGTGCAGACTCGGACGATGATGCGGGCGGAGTACGTCATGACTTCCGCCGTGAGACCGGTCTTCATGCTGCCCGTTCGCGTCACGCGATTGGTCGATCCGAGATTCGAGAGAGTGCCGAAGAAGTGCGACATTGGTGTCTCCTTGTGCTGAGGGTGCGGGTTCAACGAGTGCCGATCCACGGCCCGAGCTCGGCGGCACGAGACTCGGCGACATTGCGAGCGCGTCGGATCGCATGAAGGCGACCGATGTCTTCCATGCAGTCGCCCGCGGTCACGGCGAGATTCCACGACGTCGGGTCCCAATCGCTCGAGCGAAGGTTGAGGAGGATGCGATCGATCGCACCCTTGAGCGAGCGGAGGTTGCGCTCAGCGCGCTCGGTCACGATCATGTCGTCGGACGCGAGCATGTTGCACATCGTGGCGACGACTTCGATCGCTTGGTCTCGGGCTCGGGCCGCGGCCGCGTGCTCGTCGGAAAGATTCGGGGTGGTGTTGGACATTGGTGTCTCCTTGTGCTGAGGGTGCGGGTTCACTTAGCGGCCGCTTGCGACTCGAAGTAGCGGCGGCTGCGGCCGAGGGCCACGAGCATCTTGCGGCGCTCGCGAGCTTCGGTCAGATCACGGATCGCGTCGGCGAGGTCACGAGCGCGGCTGTCGACGGCGTCGGTGTACACGTCGACGGTCAAGTAGTTGGCGGCTTTGTTGCCGATGTCCGTCGCCGCATTGACGAGCGTGCGAGACAGCTGCTCGACGCGACTAGCGGCGGCTCGCTCACGCATCTCGGCGCTCGTGAGCTCGCTCGCAAGGAGTCCGTTGACGATCTCGAGTTTCCTCGCGTCGGTCACGACGGCTTCGACTTCGGTCTCGCCGTCGGTCTCGTCGGCGGTCTCGCCTTCGAGATCGATCGATCCGTCCTCGTACATGAAGCACGAGACTTGCTTCGGCTCGAGAGCGCCCGAGCGGATCTCGTCGAGGATGCGCTCGAGCCCGTTGTCTTCACACAGCATCTCGACCGCTTCGCGGATGGACTCGGCCGTGGCGCGTCGCCGATTGACCGACAGGTAGTCGCGAGCGATGCGGTCGAGGTTGGTCTTCTTGGCGTTCTTCGGGGTCTTCATTGCGAGCTCCTTGCGGCAGTGCCGCGGGTTGGTTGACTGGATGAATAGTGCCGTGCTTCGCCCACAATGGAACGGCTTTCGCCTTGAATGGCGGAGAATCGCCAAGATTCTTCCACGCGCTCGCAGGAAGGCGCGTTTCTGGCTCGGAAATGGGGTCCAACCCTTGAACGCGCCCGCGCCCCGGGCCCTCGCCGGTCCCCGCGACTCGGAGGCGACTTTTGGGGGCCCCCCACCCCCCCCCCCCCCACCCCCCCACCCCCCCGGGGGGGGGGGCCGGTCGCCCGGGCCTCGCGTGGATCGCCAGGACGACCTGTGGCGCGTCTCGATCGATCGACCGACCCGAAGGCGATCGCCCGGA